TTCTGCTCTAAAGTCTGTTCTGCTAACGTCTTGCCTGACTTCTGTGTCTTCTGAGTGGCAGGTGCAGTGGTTGCAGTTTCTTTCAGCGTGGTTAACGCTTTCTCGTACTGTTCTGCGGTCTGATACTCAACACCTTCTGCCATGTCACGTAGTTTCTCCGCTTGTGTCGCAATCATACCTTTTGACACTCTGGTGAAGATTTCGGTCTTTTCAGCTAGGCGAACTTTGTTCTGTAGCTGGACATTAGCTTCGATTTGCTCATTAAGCTTTCCTTCTAGTTCGGTAACTTTGTTTGTCATTTCGACAACAACGTCTACCTTCGTTTCCGGAATCTCAATGTAGTGTTCCTCGAACAACGACTTCAAGCCACCAATGAATTCTTCCACTAGCTGTGCTCGGATGGCGCTTTCGAGAGCCACTTCATGGGTCTTAACCCAATTCTCAACAACGAGATCTAGGTGACCGTCTACCTTATGAGATAGCTCCTCGCGGATCTCTTCCACACGCTCGTTCAACTGCTTTGTTAGACGTGTTTTTAGTTTACCACGATACTCTTTGATGCGGTTAGATAGCGTTTCCTCGAAAATTTGGGAAGTCTTAACTTTCAACGCTTCAGAAATTGTTTCACCGGCAAACAACGCTTTGGTTGCTTCCTCAACAGCTTTCTTATCGTCTTCGTCGTCTTCCTTCTCTTCGGTCGCTACTGAAGTTGAACTCTTTTCGCCTTCTTCATTGTCGGCTTCTTCGTTGAACTTCTCCGCTGGTTTTTCACCGGCATGTAAACGGCTATTACCACTCTTACCGTCTTCATCGGATTTAGAATCCGGAAGCGACTGGCCTTCCTCATCTAACTTTTTCTCGTCCTCATCAGATTCTTTCTTCTTCAAGAAAGGAGGAGTCTTGCCTTCGTCTACCGTCTCATCTTCATCGTCGGTTTCTTCACCTAGACCGTAGCCAGGTTTTCCACCGTTCGGAAGATCAGAGTTTGTAGGAAGAGCAGGACCTGTAGGACCAGGATTCGTTTTCAGTGTCTTATCGAGACCGGTTGGAATAGGACCTGTGGCGTCGACCTTGACAGTGTTACCAGTGATATCACCATGTGTGACTTCCTGCCCATGTTCTGGATGAACGCGGGTTGGGCTGTCGGCTTGGTCTTCTGTCAAGACTCCACCGCCTGTCATGCCTTCCTTCGCCAAGATCTTATTCAGCTTTTCCTGAAAAGATTTGCTCATGAATCTCTCCTTGTAAAATGGATCGGAACTATTTATTATCCTTAGAATTTGAACTTGTTGTCCAAATCTCTCAGGAATTCACCGTAAGTTCTTAGTTCCGTTTCATGTAAACTCTTTCTGGACGCAGATTTAATGGCATTTTTCCATGCTTCAATCTTGGACTCCAGAATCAAACCATCGGCAAAGATGTACTCTTTACTCTCCATGATACCGCGGACGAAGGCGTCCGGAGCAGATGGATCCATAACGATATCGGCAGCCGTTGCCAGAATGAAATCTGGCTGTACGTAGTCAACACCACCACGACGCTGTAGCGAACCAACACCACGTGAAGAAACACCGAACTTAACGTCCTCATCGAGGAACGTTCTTACGATCTTTCCAAACGGAGTGTTTAGAATTTTTGCTTTGCCTAGATAATTGTTGCCATCACGGGTTATCGCCGTGATTTTGTGCGATACTCTTTCCGGATTAATTGTAGGTCCATCCGGATGACCCAGTTCACCGACGGCACGCTTTGTTTCGACCATCTCGCGCACGTAACGGTTTACTTCATTTTCCATAACATCTAACGGATAGACGCGACCATTACGATTTTTTACTTGAGATTGTAGGAAGACGCCTTCAACGAATTTGTATTCCTTACCGCCGACCGTCTCAGTTAGAAAGCGGTAATCCAAACACTCTTCGATGAGCGGCTGTACTTCGATGCCGTTTACGATCATGGTTTTACTTCACTTTCTTAAGCTTGCCTTTTTCGTCCTTCTTTGCCTTCTTTTTAGAGGCATCGAAAATGGCTTTCTCTTTTCCCTGTTTCTTTTTATTGAATGTCTTGGCGACTATCTGCTTACGCTTTTCCGTTAAAATTTCGGCAGCCTTTTCGCTCAAGGATTCGTTTAGGGCATCTTGTGCATCCACAAGTTTACCACTTTCAATTAGCTTAACGATTTCCTTTGACATATGGCTCCTTTATTTAGCGGCTTGTGAACACCAAGAGACCATTTTGATGAATCCGCAACGGCTTTCCGTTAGTGTCTCCAGCATTGTTACTTGGTTTTCTTCGTTGAGGTTATCAAACACACTCTTAAGCGCGTTTGCCTGGCTCTCAGAAATTGAAACGGTCATGTCGCCGTTGTCAAATGCAACCCTACGCATTTCCACAATGGCATTCAGAACATCTACCGCCGTTGCTTCATAGCGCACACGCTTGCTTACATCCTCATCACCCATAGCTTCGGCATTTTTCAGCTTCTTAGCTCCGGTTTCTTTAGTGCTATCGACAACGATAGTATCCTCAGAAACTTGGTCATCAGGGTGTGTCACTTCCTCTTCTACATCCTCTGTAACATCGTAGTCCTCAATCAAAGAGGCACCAATTACCTTCTTACGTGTTTCTACGTGGTTTGTTACCTTCTCAGCTAGTGCGAGGTTAACGGATGCTACCAAAGTCTCAGCGTTTTCCGTTTCACATGCCAAAACGATTTTACTTGCTTGGTTCGGTTGGTTCGGCATCAACGCCCTCCCAAATGATTTTGATAGAGTTAGGTTCTGGTGTGTTAGTTTCGACCTCGATTACTTTCTTAGCAACCGTAGGCCCAATGTACACCTGACCATTAGCTCCGTATCTCTTACTCACCTTTGCCTCCTTGGTCGAAGAATGCGCCAGTCTCCAACTCTGCTGCGTCTTGCCGCTCTTTTTCGATTGTCGGAGCTTCTTTATCCATCTCTTTTTGCATTACCTCAATCTGTTCATCGTTAAATTTAAGAATATTCTGTTTCACCCACTGGCGAGAAACGTATGTACCGACGATAGGTGTTTCCGGATCGACTTGCTGTAAGAGTGTGAACCGTGAAGTCCACATCTCCTGGTCTTTCATTTCTTGAAATACTGAATCTTTTTGGTAATCGAAATGAATGTCTTGGCGGAAAATCTCCCATTCATTTAGGAGAATTACACCTTTCAGTAGCAATTGGACACGAATTAACTCTTTGAATAGGTGCTCGAAACGTTTGCGGAGTTTAGTGATAAAACGACCAAACTTGACCTCATCGCGGGAGATCTCCGCAGTACGGTTCATACCGATACCACCGCCACCCATGTCTTCCATACGAGAAATCGGTACATGTAGTGACTTGTACAGCTTCTTTTGGAAGAACTCAATATCTTCGATTTGTCCAAGGTTCTGGCCGGCCGGTAGGGTTGTAACTTCAGTACCCTTCCCACCCTCTTTACGGGGTAGGAAGAAGTCTTCCTGCATTGAAAGGAATTTCTTGTCGTCGCGGACTTCACCCGTTGCAGAATCGTATACCAGCTTGTTGCGGAAGTCCCGCATAATATTCTGGACGTACTGCTCGGCGCGCTGTGTTGGCATGTTACCAACGTCAATATAAAAAACCCTACGTTCTGCCGCGCGGCTCATGCGGTAGATTACGTGTGCATCTTCCATCGCACGCAACTGGTTAAGTGGTTTGATAGCTTTGTGGAGGTAGCTTACTACGATATTTCGCGTGCTATCTACTTCACCAGAATGGACATAACAGATCGCATCAGGGGCGATCTTGATACCGACAGTGGTATTATTATCCACATTGACGATACCACGTTCGTTATAGATGTAATACTCCAGGATTGCATCCACAATTTCAACGCCAGCATTCTCAGTAGACATTTTCTTCTTGATTTCGCGAATCTTGCGGACTCTGCGCGGATCAAGATAACGTACTTCCTGAATACCATCCATAGTATTCTCAGGATCGATAATCAAATGGTAATAAAGACGACCATCAACATACCATCTCTTGAAAATCTGAGCACCATCTTCATTGAAGTTCAATAAACGGAGAACTTCATCATATGCATCCCGGATTTCATTCTTAATAGAGTCTGGTTGTTCTAATTTGTCAAGATTAATTTGGACGGCTGGCTCGTTGTCTTCTTGGACAATCGCATCTGTGATAATATCCTCAACGGCTAACTCACACTCCGGTTGCATCGCCATATCACGATAGCGTGTAATTAATTCGGCTTCGTTCTTGGCAGTACCTTCGAGATCAACGTAGGTACCGTAAATTCCACCGGCAGTAATAGTAGACGCGCCATCCGTGTTTTGTGGGATAGCAAACGATTTATATTCCTGCTCCGGTGTATCGTTTCCAATTTTGAAGCCAAGTAGTCGGAGAGCTTCGCTCAAAAAATTTGGTTTAGCCATTGTATTCCAATCGAGAAAAGGGGACCAAGAGATTGGCCCCCATGTCTGTAATACTTATGCTGATTAACCAACCAGCGGGATACCCGGACCGTCAGTCGTGGAACCTTCAGGTCCAACTGATTCCCACCACTGGTAACGTAGAGTGACTTGGAACTTAGCAATCGTGTTATTGGTTCCCCAATCTGTCTCGATTGCACCAACCTCAGTTGGGAAAGCTCCTGCCATTCTGTAAATTTTGATCGGAGGAAGATCCAGCTTAGATAGTTGCTGGATTTCCGGATCTGCCGTGTAACCCGGAGGTGTAGCAGCGGCAAAATCGCGTGTGTTTCCGATATGCTGGTTGAGAGAACTCATCCAGCGTTCGAAAGTATCACGGATTTTGAAGTTCTCATCACACATGATGGTTAGAGTCCAAGGATCGAACTCACGATCACCAGGGTAATAGGACTTACGTCCCATATACGGAACTTCAATCTCGCCAAGCTTATCTGCTGGTAAACTTGCCGATTCAGCCTGGAAGCTAACAAGTTCACTTGCCTCGCCTCCGCCACCCGCCAGGAGAGGAAATCTCATGACCACACGGAATAAGTTGGGACGAACTCCGCTGCCATAAAATTTACCACGAAAGTCTACAATGCTTCTCATTCTTGGCTCCTATTAGAATTTACCAACGATTTCTTCAAAGCTTACGCCTGTTCTTGTGGCGATAAAGTTCAGCTTAATGAAGTTGATGCTACGTGCCGGTTGCACATAAACGTCACCATTGAAACCGTTTGTGTCGATTACTTGCGGCGTGTTATTTGAGGCATCGCAGACTACCTTGTAAGCGTAGATACCACGACGTCCCTGAATGTCACGCAGGAATGGATCAACAAGTGAACGGAACTGGGAACGTGTCACTTCATCATTGAACTCGAATAGGATATACTTCGCTGCGCGCGAAATAGCCTTACGAAGTACAATGAACAAGCGACGAACGTTGATTCGGTCAAATGCGCTAGGCTTGGACTGGAGAGTTTTGTCTCCGAAGAGAACAGCACCCTGGCCAGGGAACGACACGATTGGGTTAACTCCCGCTTGATACAGCACATCGCGGTAAGCTTCCTTCGGGTTCCATGCAAGCTGGCGAACACCCTTGATCTGTCCACGATTCAAACCCGCAGGTGAGAACCACGGATCGCGTGTTTCGTCAGTACGCACCATCAAACCAGCCACGTCTCCGTTTGCCGGGATCCAGCGGTACGTATCGTTGTACTTGTCGTATTTCTTGATCCAGTTACCGTCCATGAATGCGTAACTTGAGTTGGCATTCAATGTGACGTTGCGATAGGTCAAAATATCGGTATGTTCGCTGCCTGGGTTGCTAACAACCGCAGCCTTCGGAGGCGACAGCAAAACAACACAATCTTGGCGGGATTCTGCAATGTTGTCAATGCAGTAGCTCACCACTGTTGAACTATGACCGGCTGTGATGATAAGGTTGAAGTCAAACTCTTCAACGTTGAAGAGATCGTAACCAGCTTCAATATTACCATCTGTTAATGTGTCGTTACCGTCCACACCGCCAAGAAGCGTATGTTCAACCGGATCTGCCAATGCATCAAATGCTACACCAGCAGCTTCGCTTCCCCAATTTGTTCCATCGCTTGTGTGATCCATCCACCAAACGAAGGCAGACTTACGATTGATTACTTCGGCGTAATAATTTGATTCACCTTGGGCGGTCTTTGCGTCAGATGCCTTCGAAACGAAAGCAAAA